CCCACCGATTACATGTATACGCAGATTGTTGTTGGTTCTACTATTAATGATTGGATCAATCAAGGTTCGACGAAAGCTACAAATGGTACTATGCGATTGACTTGGACTTTTGCTGGTTCAATAATATTGGATGTAAATTCAGGCAATCGTGTTTATATTCGCTCGTCTATCCGAAGCGGCAAGCAGGCTTTTCTTGCACAGTTAATGGAGCTCACGATCGAGGAAGTTCGATTCTCTGGTTGAAAAATTCATTTAAGATTATAAGAGTATGATTCAGATTAAGCACACTTTAGAGTGTGCTTTTTATTTTGATTGGAAGGTGGAAAGGCATGTGCATTTTTTCGACGAGTTACTAGAACTCAATGGGCTTTTGATGTCTTTGGGAATTGGAGGAATCGTAGGCGTTCTAGGTTGGGTAGGAAAGTTGATACTAAAGAATAAAAATATTGCAGAGCAAAATAAACAACTAACGGAACAGAGATTTAAAATGCTTGAAGCTGCAAATGTTGCTATCTTGCACAATGAGATTTATAAGCAATGTTCTTATTTTATCGAACAAGGAGAGGTTGAAGTCGATGATCTCGACAACCTTGAATATCTTTGGCGCGGATATCACGGATTAGGAGGTAACGGAACAGGCGAGCTTCTTTACAACCGTGTGAGACAGCTTCCTTTGAAGGGAGGTGAATCGCATGCAAAATAAGACATTTGAAATTCTTAAATGGATTGCATTGATAGTTATACCAGCATTGGCCACTTTTGTTGGCTTAGTAGGAAAGGCAGTCAACTGGGAATATACCGATGTTGTAGTAATTATCATTACTGGATTTGGCGCTTTTCTCGGAACTGTTTTAAGTGTGTCCAATCGGACGTACAAGATGTTTCCCGATGATAAAAAAGAATAGTAGGAGGAATAGAATGAAAAAGAAATTCTTGATGGGAGCTGTTGCAGCTCTTTTTTTATTGCCGATTTTCCCAATGAATGTGGATGCGGCTAAAGGAGATCAAGGGGTCGATTGGGCTATTTATCAAGGGGCACAAGGTCAATTTGGCTATGCTCATGATAAATTCAGTATTAGCCAGATTGGCGGATATAACGCTGGTGGACTATACAATCAGTCGACGTATGAAAGTCAAGTAAACTCCACTCTAGCGCAAGGAAAACGTGCCCACACGTATATTTGGTACGATACTTGGGGAAACATGAGTATTGCGAAAACTACGATGGACTACTTTTTGCCAAAGGTGAAGACACCGCGTGGATCAATCGTCGCTTTAGATTTCGAACATGGAGCATTAGCAACTATTCCTGATGGATATGGTGGCTATACGAGTTCTCCGACTGAGAGAGCTGCCAATACCGAAACGATCCTGTATGGTATGCGGAGAATAAAAGACGCAGGATACACTCCAATGTATTACAGCTATAAACCATTTACTTTAAAACATGTTGATTACCAAAGAATTATCAAAGAATTTCCTAATTCACTGTGGATGGCTGCGTATCCGAATAACAATGTCACTCCTTATCCAGTGTGGTCCATGTTTCCTAGTATGGATGGTGTGGGCATCTATCAATTCACATCCACATATGTTGGTGGTGGGTTAGATGGAAATATCGATTTAACAGGTATCACTGATAACGGATATACGACGCTGCCTGACCCTAATCCTAGTGAAACAACGGATATCTACCGTGCTGGGCAGAACTATTCTGTGATGGAAGTCAAAAATGACAAAGGTCACGTGGATGGTTTTGGTGCAATGGCAGGCAAGATTAAGGCAGAAGGATGGAGTACTCGTACTCACAAATATCAGTATGCTTTTATTCGTGATCGGACAACAGGCAAAGAACTAAAACGTATTAAGCTGAAAGATCTACCCCGGGCGGATGCAGCGAAGGTGTACAACCGTAGCGATACTGCAGGGTTCCAAATCGAGTTCAATCAAAAAGATGTTGCAGGCCACTCGATCATTATCATGATCCGTAGTACCAATGATTCGAAAGGCGATACAAAAGACGGATTCAACGATCTAACCGAAACGCGTTGGTATTTAGACGTGTAAAAAGTTATCCCGAAATAAAAACTCGCTAATAAGTCTCTTTTGCTCAATTTGACACAAAAAAAGTGTTTGATATAATTAATACGTTAGTGTCATTGCTAACAATTCTGTTTTCTAGACTGATAAGAGACCTAAGCATCTTATCAGTCTATTTTTTTGTTTTATTTTGCAAAAAAAACAGATGTTAGTTAAACTAGATTTATAAACAAAAGTATCACTCCTAAAAAAATGAGTAGCAGAATCAGGGAACTTGGGGAAGCTTCTCTGGGGGAAATTCTGCTACTCTATTTTTATTTTACCAGTTATAAATAGTAAGTAAAGTGCTATAATTTTTGTTTTGCTGTTCAAATGAAGTGGTTAATAATTAATTAAAGTGATGAACAAAATAGTACTAGTTAGAATAATTTGTTAGCTAATGGCTCTAAACTATGTTATGCTTCTCAAGTAATCGATTTTGAAATGTGATGTGGACTGTATATATTTAACCGTATTGAAATCCTTTTACTATCAACAATTAATTGCAAAAAAGAACGTACTTGATACGTATCAGGAGGAAATATACATGAATAACGGTACAGTAAAATGGTTTAACGCAGACAAAGGTTTTGGATTTATCACTGGTGAAGATGGCAACGATGTATTTGCACATTTTTCAGCTATCCAAAGCGACGGCTTCAAAACTTTAGAAGAAGGTCAAGCAGTGACTTTCGACGTAGAAGAAGGCCAACGTGGACCTCAAGCTACAAACATTCAAAAAGCTTAATAAAAATTAGTTGAAATATCGGCC